AATTGGAACCCAATCCGTGAGGGTTTCTATCTCGATCAGGCAGCAACTTACGGAATGGAGGTGACACGCAGAAATGCTAAATTGCCTGCTGGTTTGCGTCATCGTATTTGAGCACCAGTAAGGTATACCATGTGCCAATAAATGTAGTGGCACAATCAATGAGCACTGCACTTTAGATCTGGTATTCTACTCTTGTTGGTGAGGGATTCATCAACACAAACACCTCAACACTTTCTATCATGCGTAAGATCGAACGTCTGATGAATACTGCTATCAAAGCAGGAAAAGACTTCAAACTTGCTAACACTGAAGTCATCTCATGTTCACACGTTTCCGATGTGTTTCTGCACGGCAATTTGATTGCTCGAATTGGTGAAACCTGGATCGAATTGTTCGATGGTGGTTGGCAATCTAAAACCACAAAGAGTCGTCTCAATGCGATTCTTCGTGAGCATGGTTTGCCTGGTGAGTGTGTGTTTCAGAAGAACTTTGAGTGGTTCATTCACATCAACGGTGACACGGTTCCTTTCTTTTCTGGTATGAGATTGAACTGATTCTGACGTGTTTGACTTCTGATTCACACTTAAGACGCACACAGTTCTTTACACTTTCTAATCACAAAATGACTGATTCCATGAACACCGAACAAAACACCGTTAATAACACCGAAGACAAAAAGTGGTGGGTGAATGAAGTCGGTGATCTAATGTGGCGTCCTGAATCACCTGGTCCAGAGTGGCAGTTAGGTATGGAATGGGACGATAATCTCTAAGTTTCACCAATACTCTCTGGGAATGAGATGCGCCCCTATAAAGACACTCACACACAAACAGTTTCATTTACTTTTCTTTGTGATTATGAACCGTTCAGTGATTCTTTCTCTTCTGCGTCAAGGTAACACTGGCAACGAGATTCTGTCCATTCTGGATGTCATCGTTGCTGATAATGTTTCGGAGGTTGCTGATAGCACCTATCTGCCAATCCTGGGGCAGAGTGTTCCTACTCTGGAGGAAGTATCGTTCTAAAGTGTAACTAACCGTGTGCTCCGTGGTTGACACCGTGGGGCACTTATGTTATACTTATTCGTGTATGCGTGAATCGGCAGTGTTTCGTTAATTGTAATTATGCAGTGTGTGCGTAATTCTTTATACCGTTGCAATTCTTCGTTAATTCTTTACACTTAGTTAAATGTAAATTTACACTTAGTTAAATATAAAGAATTAACAATCAATCGTGATGTATGCGTAATTCTTTATAGTGGTAATCGCAGTTTATTTGTAATTCTTTATAATGTGCGGTGGGGGCGATGGCGTATATTATTTTTATGGGTCCCTTTAAGCTATAAAACTTTGAAAACCCGAGATCAATATCACACTCTCTAAAAAAATTTCCGGAAAATAAAAATGGCTGCATCACCCTATTGGAATTTTTGGAAGGTTGTTTTAGCTGGTTGGTTAATTCGGCACCCCAAAAAGTTCTTCAATGTTATTCTATTGTTCTTCGCATTTATTCTTGTTAGACTTTTAAACTGAATATATAAAGAAAATACTTCATATATGGATTATACAGCAGAGTTCCGATACGATGAAAAAAAAGAAGAATATTACATTCATATTCCAAGTGAATTGCAAGAAACTTTAGAATGGGAAGAAGGAGACATACTTGACTATTCCTTTGCGAATAACAAATTGATCATTGAAAATATTTCCCTGTAAATATTTCCGGAGAAAAAAATCATGCAAAAAGAAAAAATATATCATATATATTCAAATGAAAATATCATTGCACATAGCCTCACTTTTGATGAGCTTTGTGATAAAATTAATAATGAGGAGATTAATTTAGAAAATGTAGAAATTTTACAGTTATCACCACCACAATATTCTGAAGCGTCGTATTGACATCTTCTAAATATCATGATAAAATAAACCTGACGTAATTATTCACTTATGGCTAAAGGATTTACGGTTATTGCAAATACTCCAAAAGAAAAAAATAAAGACGAGTTTAATATTGAAAGAGCAAAGGAAATGATTAAAGGCAAATCAGTTGTTTTTTGTCTTCCTGGTCGTGGATGTTCTTACGTCTTCTTAAAGAATTTTGTGCAATTGTGTTTTGATTTGGTGCAGGCAGGTGCAAGTATTCAAATTTCACAAGACTATTCATCTATGGTCAACTTTGCACGGTGCAAATGTCTTGGTGCAAATGTATTGAGAGGACCAAATCAAAAACCATGGGATGGTAAACTGGAATATGATTACCAACTCTGGATTGACTCAGATATTGTCTTTGACACTGAAAAGTTTTATCGTCTTGTCTTTCATGACAAAGATATTATGTCTGGATGGTATTGCACAGAAGACGGTATGACAACATCCGTTGCTCACTGGTTGGAAGAAGATGACTTTAAGAACAATGGTGGCGTGATGAATCACGAAACTCTTGAGACGATTCAGAAACGTAAGAAACTCTTTACAGTTGATTACACTGGATTTGGTTGGGTTCTGATCAAAAAAGGTGTCTTTGAAAGTCTTGAGTATCCTTGGTTTGCTCCAAAAATGCAAGTCTTTAATTCTGGTGAAGTCCAGGATATGTGTGGTGAAGACGTGTCTTTCTGTCTTGATGCCAAAGCAAAAGGCTATGAAATCTGGTGCGATCCTGTAATTCGTGTTGGGCACGAAAAAACTCGTGTTATTTGAGATAAACTATGGCAAATCGCAAATCTCTGAGTGGCTCAGTACAACTTGAGTCTTATCCAAAAAATACAAGACAGGGTATGGGGAAAAACACAAAATATGCTGCAACCAGCAGAAACAAAGCAAAAAAACCTTATCGAGGACAAGGTAAATAATTCTTTCAAGCACTTGGAGTTCTCTAAGTGCTTTTTTATTTTTTATAATTAGTTACCGGAGGCTCCGTCGTTTCTCGTCTTGAAGAAAACCAAAAAACCAAAGCAAGAAAAATCTTCGAATGTCTTATCTAAATCACAATCTTCCAACAATTACTTGTTATATCCGCAATGAATTTCTCTATAATCATAAAAAAGGCCATGGAGAGGTCACTTTATGCGATGTACACTCTGTAGCGTCCTTAGAGAAGCATGTACCACTCTTTGAGGCATTTTTAGAGAATGGAGTGAACTGGACACGTAGACCCATTCACGCATTTTGTTGGAAACCCGACGCACCAGTTCCTGAATTGGAAGAGTGTATGTGGTGGGATTGCTTCTCACCTTATATTGATGTTCAAGTACGTTCAAGAATGGCTAACTTACGTGCTGAACTGATTAACTATAAGGGAAAAAAGAATGAAGGAATTTATATGTTCACTCTTGATTGGTCGTGGGAATCAAAATCAACATTGAATACTAATTTTAGTGAAACCCCAGAGCATAAATGTGCTCATTTTTTCAAAATGAATGATGGAAACTTCTATGCATATCCAAATAATAAAATTTTATGGTATGATGATGCATGGACTCGCAATAGAATTACCAAAAATCCGGGGTATGAAATTGATTTGACTGAATATTCCGTCGAAAATCGTCGTAAAATTGAGACATCAGATGATTTTATGTACGAAATTAAAGAAATTCGGGATAGCAACCCCGTAAAAAGTTCTGTTTTTACTTTAAATAAGGAGAAAACAGATGGCAATGAACCCAAATCCTGACCGAAATACTCAATTTATGAAAGAAAATTGGGGCACGACACGATTGATTACTGATTACATACAACAAAAAAGAAAAAATGATCCACCCAATGACAGATATTCCAAACCTTGTGGGGGAAAAAATGGATTTGATGATTATGTTGAACGTTGGCATGAATAAATCAATAAAGAAGATCTAAAAGGTACTCTTTTTGGTATAAATAAGTCAGTATTACTGTAAAATTGTGCCTTTAAAGAACGTTAGTCGTGATTTTAAGGATATTAGCCTTTCTTTTAAGGCTCATCCTATTACATATGACTTACTTCCTTTAAATGGGGTAAGTGCAATCAATAGATCATTGAGAAATTTGGTTCTAACTCTAAATGGTGAAAGACCATTTAATTCACTTTTGGGTACAAATGTGAATAGAAGTTTATTTGAAATACTTGATGTTCGTGTCACCACAGATATTGAGAACGAAATACGTAATGTAATTAAAAATTTTGAACCGAGGGTGTTTTTAAGAACAGTAAATGTAACACCAGATTTTGAACAAAATGGTTATCATGTTCTCATTGATTATGAAGTCATCGGAAATTCAGTTCCGCCTCAACAAATTAATTTTATACTTCAAACGGTTCGATAGATGCCACAGATAAACTTTTCAAACTTAGATTTTGATCAGATTAAATCTACGATTAAAGATTATCTGAGAGCCGATTCAAATTTTACTGACTTTGATTATGAGGGATCTAACTTATCGACTTTGATTGATATTTTAGCATACAATACATATTTGAATTCTTTTAATGCAAATATGATTGCCAATGAAGTATTCATTGGAAGTGCAACTCTTAGAGAAAATATAGTTGCCCTTGCACGAAACATTGGATATTTGCCGAGATCAGTATCTTCTTCAAAAGCAAAAATTTCTTTCATTGTTGATACAACTGCATATAATATTCCACCATTAACTTTGACACTTAAGTCTGGAGTTTGTGCCGTTTCTAATTCTTTTGGTGCAGAAAGTTATTCTTTTTGTATACCCGAAGACATTACCGTTCCTGTTGCAAATTTTTCCGCATCATTTAATGATGTAGAAATTTATGAAGGAAGTCTTATCACACAAACATTTGTAGTTAATAATTCACTTTATAATCAAAGATTTATTTTAAATAACTCTGGCATTGATACTTCTACAATAAGAGTTTTTATTCAAAATAGTTCCTCGGACACAATAAAGAGAACTTATAAACAGGTTGAAAATATTGGAAATGTTGGATCAGAAAGTGAAGTTTATCTCCTACAAGAAATT